CCTTATATAGCTACCAAGAGATTAGGTTTCAGAGTTCGAGTTACTGAAAAGGAGAAAATTCCTGAAGGGACTTTCCCTATTATTAAATTACGAACAAAGCTTCCAATGTCTCAAGCGACTTTTTACAAAGAATATGTAAATGCTCAAGTACCTGATAGATTCAAGAGAGAATTGTATTCTGATAGGTATGGATATTCAAGACAAGCTCCAGAAGGATTTGCGTTGAGAGAAGATTGGGTTTCTATAAGAAATAATCTCGTTGATCAAGAGATGAAATTCAATACTAAATCAAGACGTCAAACAACAAAGATCCTAATGGACCGTTTGAATGCTTTGCCTGATTCAGAGAATCCTCTGAAGTATGACAGGCATATTCTTAATTGGGGTTTAAGTCAAACGAATTCCGATGAAGTTTCTTATGCATTTATGTTAGCTGAAAGAGTCAGAGTAGGGTCCGAAGAAGCGAATATGAAAGAATGGCTAGATCAAAAACCCTATGGAGATGCTATGTGGGATGCATGGTGTAAATACGTTGGTTGGGGTTCTAGAAGAGTGCTTGATCGACTTAAGTATGAAGAAGCGCAAGCTAAATTCATAGCGCGACGAGCTGCTAGATCTGTTGCAATGAAGAAAATGGGATTAGCGAGAGCTGATCCTGATTTCCCAAGATACATAGTTGGTAAAACTCAAATGAAACTGAAGAGTACTGCTATTAAAGATGCTTCTGCATTACAAACTACATTGACAATGGATGATGAATATCTATTTGAGATGGGTCATGTAGGGGTGTATCTTTTAGATGCAATACTTGAGAGTTTACCTCCTTATGTGTACTTACATGCTAAGAAAACATTTGGTGATATGGCAAATTTTGTTGCTGAATACTATGCTGTTGATGAGTATTGGGAAAGTGATTTAACTCAGCAAGAGCAATCAATGAGAGGTGGTGCTTTACAATTTACTTTGAGATTGATGGAGCATTTCTCAATTCCGGGTGATAAAATCGATTATTTCAAGAAGATGAAGCTTAACACAAAAGTTGGACGTTTTGTGCTAGCTTTGCAAACTGCTTCGGGAGAAATATTCACATGGTTAATCAATACTTTAGGAAATGGGTCTAGAATTGCTTTAAAGTACAATTTAAAACCTGGAGATCCTATGATGTTAACTGGTGATGATTCCTTAACGAATCGATCTTTGAGAGAAAGACCGGATTGGAAACAATGGGAACCCTATGATTTTGCTACTGAAAAGAGTGAGACTAATCAAGGAAGAGGTACTTTTGCCTCATTTGTTGTTAGTAAAGGAAGAGTTTTCAAGAATCCTGAAATATTGTTGAGAAGATTAATGGTGGCTGAAAGCAGAGGAAAGATTCTGGATGTTTTACCAGGATATTTCTTAGAATGGCTGTCTATTTATTCCTTATCAGAACATTTACATGAACTGTTGACGGATATAGAGATGGAAGCTCACAATATTCTTCAACATTATTTCTTCAATTCAAGACGAAGATT